TTAATAGTAGGGATTGCCGTGTTAACTCTATACACAGGCTTAAATCTATGTATGTTAGCACAGTAGATCTCTGATGCATTAAGAACAAGAGTTTTGCGCAGCAAGGCGAACTCATGTAGCTCAAATCTGACATTGCGCAAAAAGAGCGCAATGGGTGAAAAATCTCTAGCTAAATCTTCATCAGTGAGATTTAGCAAAGCTAGAGTAATATGGTACTCAGAAACAGGTTGGCCGCCATAAGGTTTAAGCCAATTGTGAACTGAGTGTAAATGATGACCCGAACGTAGATACCACATGTTGGGGTCTGAAAATGTAACCCTGACATAGTGTGTTGGTTGGACAATAACACTAAGGTCTTCATGGCGCAGAAGAGAAAATCTACGCTTAACGTAGCGCAGTTTCTTAGTTGGAGAATGGCTCCTCTTCCTCGCTTTGCGCGAATAAACTTGAGTGCCGGAGGTAGAGGGAACATCCATCAGGGATTCCTCCATCCTTATGTAGCAACCAAGCGATTCGCTGAGCTGCGTCCTGTTTGGCCAAAGCTTTTGTAGAATTAACAGCAGATTCAGTATAACCAGCAAAGGATAGCTGACAGTTCCACAGCACAGGGTGCAATGAAGTGCCAACTAAAGGTGTATACTTAGCTGTGGGTTTAGGGATGTACAAACAAGTAGTATACGGTGAGTTAAGGTACTTCTGCCAAATTTGATTAAGCAGAGACACGTAATCCATAGAGTTCGTTAATTAACTGAGTAACCAACGTCAAAAAGATTCACACTAGTAACATGTTCGGTAGGACCATCATGAGTTGAAGTTGACTCAAGATCGACAGAAACTGATTGAGTACCAGTTGATTCTGCAGATGGGACGTCAATTCGAAAATTTGTATAAAGACCAGCTGTATCAGCTTGGGCAGTTTTAATACAAGCCCTAAGCATGCAACCAGAATAATTCTGACAATGCTCAGGTACATAGAGAGGTTTTGAGGATGCAGTGACCAAAAGAGAGAGTGAAAACACTAACAAGAGAGTGGGTGGTCTTTGAACTCTCATTAATAGTTCGTTAATTAGTGAACATGAACCTTATGCGGCTCGAGGTCGTATTCCTCGTATCTATCACAACAACGATTACACTTAAGTTTTCCCATACAGTTTGTGCCACAACCAGTGCAGCACAGTATGAAGAAGACGCATAGAGCTAAGGCAACAAGCCCAGCAATGAAACCAAGCCAAATGTACCACGGCCATTTGTTGTAATAAGTATAATTGCCAAGCTCTTTAAGGTCTATGTAAGACTCATTAAGGGCTTTAACAACTTGTTGAAGAGACAACATCTCGTAGGTAAGATCGAGTAATGTAGTATTAATCTGTGTTAGGGAACCAAAATTAGGTATACTGGTGCTAACATTTTTGAAAAACTCATCCAACTCATCTTGGAAGTCAATCCCGGTGGAATTGCCGAGAAGAGGAGGAGGGAGGTTAGTAGAAATGTTTTGGTATGTCACCTGTGGTGCAACATACTTAGTATTAAGGGAGGTAATGGGCTCAGGTGCATAGAAGGACGAGCCAGTATATGACCACTCATCAACAATCCTAGTGTTATTAGTTTTAATAAAGTAGCCATTAACAGGGGCTATACAATTAGTAGGGTTAGCTGCATCGCAAAGACCATAAGCAGAAACAACCTCAATGTGGTTGCTAGGGTAATAACCAACATGCATGAAGTAAAGGCCATTAGGGGCATTTACAACAAAGGACACTATATGTGTGCCTTGACCGCAAAATCCAGAACGCTTGGATTGTGCCTTGACACACTCATTGACTTTATCTTTAGCCAATTGAGCGGAAAGAGCAGCTGATTCGGAACGAACAAGCTGCTGTGCAACAAAAGCATTTAGTGTTGTCAAACGGCCATTAATAAGTCTGTCTATTTGGGCGTCCTGTTCGAGAACATCAAGACGTTGTATGATGTCTCCAATAGAGGCGGAAATAGCACCAAAAGTATTAGATAGCTCGCTAGCTAATTTGGATAGAGCCTGTGCATTGTTGTTCACAGCATCCTGAACCTTCTGAAAAGCTTCATTAGTTGTAGTGAAGCCTGTTTGCATAGCTCCCAGAGCCTGATTAAACTTATTGGCAATAAGCTTTTGGTTCTCTGAAAGAACCTGTTGAGTAATGCCAACACCGTTTAACCTATAAAAGATACTCTGTGCAAATGGAATAGCAGCAAAGGAGGATAAGCCAGCAGTCCAGCCAACACCTGCTATGCTGCCAAGCAAAGATGAAGTATACGCGGCTTCCATATTAACATCCATAAGAGGAGGTAATACTTTGTAACCAGCCACATATTGAGCACAAATAAGATCACGAGCTGATGCTGGACCTTGCTGCATGCAATCATCGTAACCTTGCATATAACCAGGATCAGCTATAGTGACTTTGTCAAATAGCAAATCCTCAATAGCACTACGTGCACTACGACTGCCAGTAGATATAGAAACAGGTTCTAGAAGTGTCAAATTAAAATCACCTCCAAAACCTGGTATGATAGGAGATGATTGAGAGCTTTTCACGCTCGCAAACAAATTACGTACAGAATCATCCTGGCGTAAATTGGCACCATGGAGAGCCTGGTTTATTTTGGAACAAAACTGGCCATACTCGCGCAGTAATTGCTCACACTTCTGGAAACCATTGCAAACGTACTGTTTACAATCAACAGTAACTTTCTGAATGGTTGTCTGAATGTACTCCTGAGTCACACCAAAGGAAAAATTAGTGGGTATACTTAATTTAAAATAACTACTATTAAGTTGATCAACCTGAATAGGATGATTAAAAGCAATGGATGCCAAGCGCATTTCACCTGGAACAGAGCGCACACTGCGAGGTGTGAGAGTACTAGGTGTGTCAGGAAGAGCACAGAGAGATTGACCAAGAGGCAACTTGCAGTCCTCTACGAACAAAGAGGAATTAACAAGTCCTAGGACACAACCAACAGGTGTCTGAAGGGGGCCATATGTAGAATCTCGCCGTTTAAGCATTGATCGCGTAGAACGGGAGTATTGAGACATGGTAGAAGAAATGTGTTCACATGCAACACTACCAAATAGAGTAGCGTGGGTTTTAGTTTCTTTATCATAGATGACAGAAACAGGAACACTAACACAAGCACGCAAACAGTAGTAGTTGCCATCATCAGAATAATAGCCAACTAAATTCTGGTACGCATCATAAACAAAGCGCTGCTGTCGAACACCTACAGCTGTGCAATTCTGAAAAACACCACGGCCCGAAACACCATAGAGGGAATATTCCACGCAATTGCCTAATTGAGAGGCAATTTTTGTGTCATTAGCAAATTCAAGCTTGGGGCAAACACTATTGGTGTCTGTACCATATTGAACTGTAATACCAAAGCCCATCTGTAATTGCTCAGTCATGGCAACAGTTGAGCCACTAGCAACAAGCCAGCCACCACCTTCAAGTGGAGATAGTTGTTTCCTATAATAATCACCGTCTTCCCACACAGTGGATGGGACAATGGATACACAGGGTGAGTATTGATTAGCGTTCACTAACTGAGGTACTTCAGTACGATCATCAGAAAGAAGACGAGAGCACTTGTTAATATAGCTGTACTTAAGAGGCTTAGTAATAGTAGTAAGGTTATGAGGAACAGTCGCTAAAATCAAACATGTGGGATTAGAAAAGGACTGTTTATAATTAAACTGGGATATTGGACCAGCAGAACTAACACTGAGATCGGATTTCATACTAAGTGGGTATGAAAAGTAATCCAAAATCAGTGAAGAATAACAGTTGCTAGCAATTGCTGCTGGAGATATTTGACTACAAGTAAAATCATTCACAGAAAAAAGTGAAAGCAATTTGGTAAGATTATAATTGCAATTGGTAAAAACCAAACGCTTGAAATTATAAACCTGAGGAGGTGTGCCAGACAGAAGAGGTGAAAAATCACATTCAACACCTTCAGCCTGTTCCACAACTGAGCCAGAAGGTTTTGCTTCGAAAGACGAAACTGAATAAACTCCAGATTCAACATCGAAGGATTCATATGAGCAGTGGAGTTGTGACAAATCATTAAAACCACAGTCTATAGCTCTGCGTATATAACCATCAACAGAAAAATCCAACAGGAAAGTTAACGGTTGAAGTTTATATACGTAGAAGGCAGCCCAAGCTTTTCTATCACTTTGGATAGAACGAATACTGTGAGGAATGATAGAATAATACTTAATAGTATCATAAACAGGCAAGGTGGCAAATTGAAACATATTGCCGCCGTACAAATCAACATACCGAGATGAGAAGAGGTGAACACCTTGAGCAGTTTGTGTAATGCCAAACCACTCTAAAATCTCATCTTCGGTAATGTTATAAGTGTACATAAAGGTGCAGTTACGTAAATTAAAATACTCCTTAAAAGAGTTCAGACTGGCATTACGATTGTAATTGCCATCAGAACAATCTGTTGCAGGAGTGTGATAAGTGGCAAAAGAAGTATAGGAATTGCCAGCAGGACAATGATTTCCAGAGCGAGGCTCTAGAATACAATAAAAAGCTCTAAGTAAAGTGCCACATCCATCGGGCAAAAGAACTAGAGTATGATTGAAGAAGCGGCCCATTTTACCATCTGAGAAATTACCAACTGAAGAACCCAGCATAAAAGCAGGGTAAATTTTTCGTATAGTAGCGCTGGTAGATGGGCTAATAATAACAGTGCCAGTGGAATTGGCAGCTGCTCCTATACGGACGACAAACCCATTAGCAAACTGTTTGACGTCCTGAGAATAGTTAGCTACAAACAACTTTTGTGGAGTTGTGCCTGTAGCATGTCCTGCAGAGTAAACATACATATCACCATGGTCTCCCTGATAGGGAAAAAGACCTTGATAAGTGATAGTTATGTTAGAATATGTACGGCCTTGAGGGTATATAATACCGTCAGCCTTAGAAACATCAATTGGCCTAGGCCAAGTTTTATCAAAGAAAGTCTGTTGTATATCAACCTCAATACAAGCAGACTTAACAGAATCTGGCCCTACATCAACGTAACTTTCTGTAGGTGTTAACAAGAACATCAGTAGAAACACTGAGTGTATCATTGTCACGGATAAGTAACTTACCCTGCGACAGGAGAGATATTACGAGTTCGTTAATTTGACTCTCCTTTAATTGAAGAACTGGTGTTCCTTTTAATTTTAATTGAAACTTGGATAAATCAAAAAGTGAGTAAGTACTCAGATTCATAGGAGTGGAATTTCTCCAAAATATATAGTTGGCGTGCATAGCACCACCATCTATATTTTCTTTAATAGTACCCAAGTAATTAATACCTAAGAGGAATCCTTCAGATGAGGATGCATTTGCATTGGTGCAGAAAACAGTCCACCAAGCAAATTTTCCCATAAGTTCATAAAGTTCAACGCTCCAAGAGTGTTCTGTTATTTTAATAGCAACAGACCCACCAAGAGCAAGATTATTATTAATGAGGTTACACAGGTAAGTAAAGAATAAAGCCTTTGACTCATTACTACCTGTTACATTCTTAGTAGTAGGATCATACATGTCGGAAATAACAAGATCCACTTGTTGGCCGACACGTACAGTTACACAATCTCCAAATAAAGTTATGTCAGCATCTGACACGAACTCATTTAAATCATTATCTATAATAATGGCATCTGTAGGAAGCCACTGTCGTAAAACTGAGGTACCAG